ACAAAAACAGGTATTCCTTGAATTACAGCCTGCGTAGCAGGATTACTTGACCAGTTTATTACAGCATAAGCGTTACTAGGGTCAAAGTCAAAGTCGTCATACGTTTGTGGGATTTGAGAAGGAACTTGTAATATAACATTTTTAAATTCGTGTTGAATGCCAGGAATAGGACTTCTTGGATGTGGTCTTACTATAATTTTTCTATTGGTGTGCTGTCGTAGTAAGTCAATAGAATCATACACCCATGTTTGTACAGATTTTTGATTTCTCCATTGATGGCTGTGTGCGTGTTGACATGCTATGATTATATCACCATACTCATTGTTATATTTCCAAGGTTTTAACGTAAGTCCTAATTTACGGACGCGAGAATCATCATTGCCCATTGGACCAAAGTTTGCTTCTTTATTAATACCATTGAGTCCGACCTTCCAAGTGGTACCTCTTTTGATACCACCTACTTCTAATACTATTACTGGCTTTCCTTGTCGTTGTGCTTCGTCCCATACAGCTTTGTTTGGAGCCATACGACCATACCATAATACACTCCAAATAACATGGATATCCCCAGCCATATCATTATACAGAACAGAGTGACCGTTATCGTGAAGACTAGTAGCAAAGGCAGTAAAAATAGGTTTAGAATTGAGTGCGCCATTATTTGTCCATAAACTAAATTTCATTCCAATATTTTTCATCCCTGGATTTCATTAAGTCTTTTTGTAAACTATGTCCAACATTCTTTCTATCACCTTTCATGTGATCGATCCAATTTCCAAGCACTGAATTGATAAGTGGATGACCTCCGCCACCTGTCTTTGCTGTGTTGACATAAATGTCTTTACTGTAGTCTAAAACTTCAGGATAGTAATCCTTCATAGAATTTAAAATATTTCCAAATACAAAACTATCATGCCATTCTTCTAATTTAAAAATTCCATCTTCTGCTTCTTCATACACTCTTTCAAATTCTTTTAAGAAGTCCTGACATATAACATCCTTTAGATTCAATCCGTAGAATCCACACTCAGGCCAGGTTTGTGATCCTTTACCTCTTCCTACGTATGTGATCCATTTATCATCTGGTAGTAATGATTTAAACTGTTCATAACTCCACGGAGTATGTATGTAACTATCTGCGTCCATCCATACACACCAATCAGTGCTTCTTTCACAAGCCGCAAACACTGAATAAACTTTATTAGCAAATCTAATTGCGTCCCACTTGAACTTTTTGTGATGATCTCTTGGACGTCTTGCTTTTATATCATCAGGTGGTATGCCGTTTGCCTTTGGCTCGTTCCTCCACCTTCTTTTAAATGACATTAGTTTAGGAAGCACAAACTCTTGGCTTTCAATAGTAATTTGATTAGGATCAGGATTTTCAGGATTACAATTTTCTGTAAAACAAAACATCTTTATCTTTTTATCTACATTTTTAGCAAACGATTCTAAAAATCTTTTACCATATAACTCATAACCTTCATTATGAAATGTTGTTACTACTTTGATATCTATTGTTTCGCCCATTGCTTCATATGCCTCCAACATTCACCTGATCTAATTTCATCTAGTCTCCAATGACTCATTGCTACTCTTCTGAGCCATGATTCTCTATCAAAATCATAATTAGGATTTTCTATGTTTGATAGATTAACGTTTGCTACTTCTTTAGCTTGGCTTCTTTCAGGATCCAATAAAAATATAGGAACACCTTCAATAGCAGATACAACTCCAGGACTACTGTTATGACTTATTACACAGTAAGCATCATTAAGTTCTTTAAGCAAACTTACACTAGGAGAACTAAAACGTACCTTGTGTCCTATAGCTTGTAATTGCATCATGTGTTTAGAAATCTTTTTGTCTCCCGGATGAAACCTCACCATTATTACTCTATCAGTCAAATTTTTAAGTTTCATTAATAATAAGTGTAACCATTCTATAACTGATTGACCATTCATGCTCCAGCCACCGTCTCTCTGACATGTGATTAAAATATAATCTCCGTGTTTCTTCCAAGGTTTAAGCGTTAAGCCTAATATGTCTCTCATCCTAGCCCAACGTTGTGGATCAACTTTAGAGTCACAGTATTCTCCTGTATTTGGAAATATACCATCATAACTGTATCTCAAATAAGTATTTTTGTTTCCAGGATCATACGCTAAAAATAAATTAGCATCAGCTATGATTGTCCTACCACCTATTGATTTTTGTTTGTCTAGTACATCACGCCTTAAGTTTAGATGAGGAACATGTTTACTTCCTGGATGTACATAACCTTGTAGTATAGCAACATCTGCTGGTTCATGTTGATATGAATTGATTAACATTGACTTATCACCTGACTTGTTTACTCCTTCTACAAAATATTCAAGTAGTTTTGGTTTTTCTGGATTTTTATTTCCTGGAGGAATAGCTTTCAAGTAAGCACAAACTCTCATTACATCAGTCATACAGCTTGAACTCCTCTATCATTCTAATAGCTAAACCGGAAGAAAATTCTTCTAACGTAAATTGACAATAGGAAAGGTAAGCTAATAAGTTTAAAAATTTATTTGGATCTGGATAAACTGGATTTTCTATTTTTGACAAATCTGTATTGGCAACGCTTTGTACACAGCACGGAGCCATTGTAAAAGCTGGTATGCCGAAATGAATTGCTTCTAATGCCGCCATGCTTTGATATGTAACAACACTATGTATTCTTTCTCTATGACATTGCGAAGCTACACTTCCATTTTTAATTCTATCCGGACGCAAACCTTTGTCTCTAATTACAATTGGTCTATCGGTGTGTTTTTTAAGTTCTGCTATTGTATCGCGTACCCAATCGTCTCTCGTAATGTTATAAAACGCACAAGGTTTTTCAGATGGAGTAACTAATAATATAGAACCGTTTTGTTGTTTGTTAGATTTTTGCCCCATGTAGTGCATGTATGGTGCTATCCTACAAATCTCTTGGTATCTATCAATTGGCCATTTAGTTTCCGTGCCCATGAACAAAGGAACTTTTGTATGTTGAATATTGTTTTTTACTACTCTATACCAACGTTTCTTCTTATCTAGGTTACCCATGTAACCGTTGTCTATATAGTAAAAAGGCCTACCAGTTTCCCAACATTTCCATATTTCTTTACGTTTAGTCATGCTTCTAAAAGAAACAGGAATATCTATAGGCCAAGGACTGTCTTTAATTTTACTTGATATTTGTTTTCGATCAATTACTAAAGCATCGGTTCCTTGCTTCCAATGTTTTAATATTTCATCCTCCCCGTCTATCATTAACATTTTAGGAGGAACAGTATCACTCATCTTTTGCTCCATGCATCATATTATGTAATTCATTTTTCCATAGCTGATGATACTCACAGTATCTATAATTTTCAAACCAAGGGCCGCCTTCTGTGTAGTGTATTAATTTTGGTTTTTCTATGTCGCTATACACTCCCATCAAATAGTTCCAAGTGTGATTCAAACTACCAATTTCTTCATCTTTCAACCAACTAAATCTGTGTAGATAGGCTCCTGTAATTTCCGGATTGTTTACAAAATCTTTTGTTACTGTCTTGTTACTAGGATGTCCACAGTTCCATAAAACCATACTTGACCAATTCTTTCTTGGATAGATAGTTTGTTTTTGTCCGTCCATCTTTGTACTCTCAGTTACTTTGTAATCATGCTGAACGCACATCACTGCGTATTGATCATCTGCTTGATCAAACAGTTCTTTTATGTCTGTGGTAAGAATCATGTCACTGTCCATGAATACAGCCCAGCCCTCATAATTAGTAAGTTCCGGTATTAAAAATCTTGTAAAAGTAAATTCTGTTGATGCTAGTTTATCAATAGGGCGTGTATACCACCCCGCATCTCTTAGTTCTTGTTGCTTTAGTGGACGTACATCAATGTCCTTATTTCTAGCAATAATGCTATGCTTACATACTTGGTAAGCTATGTCTTCTCTTGTATCGTAACCTACAAATACTTTCATTAGTCCCTTCTTTCTATGTCTTCTTCAACGCATGTACCACGTTGAACTTCAAGCACATGGGCATTGACATCTCCGCTGTTTGTTGCTTTATGCCATACTTCTCTGCCTATTTCATACTGTAAACCGCCTGGCTGTAATTCAACATCAGACTTTCTTTCCTGCCATTCAGTTGTCATATTTACCGTACCTTCTAGCACGGTCCATAATTCAGATCTTTTAAAATGTTTCTGATCGCTCAAAGATTTTCCTGGGTATATTACAAGTTCTTTTACTTTATATCCTTTGGATGGTTTATCATCCAACACTCTCCAATAACCCCAATCTCTTTCAGTTTTTTGTGTTTTCCATTCATCTAGTATCCAACTACTTGAATTGATCTTGTTTTCACCTCCTACTCCATACACAAATTCTATTTTGTCACCATATATATTTTCTTCTGGCACTAGTCCTTCTTTTCTATCACCTCCGTTAGCAAATACAATATCATGTCCACTACCAGTTGTACACATTAGTTTAAAAATAGCTTGATTGGCTGTATCGTCAGCATCTTCAAATGACATAACATCATCTACCATTGATAAAGAATCAATAATTTTTAATCTTTCTTTGAAAGGCATAAATGGTCTTCCTTTTTTGCGTGTCAACCATTCATCTGAATTAATACCTACAACCAAAACATCTCCAAGCTTCTTTGCCTCAGTAAAGTATTCAATATGGCCCGAATGTAGAGGATCGAAACCCCCAGTTACTAAGACTATCTTCATAACTATACTTATATTTGCTTTTACTTACTGGTTGTTGATTTGATACCTTGGCATTTAGTTATGTAAGGCTTATAACATCTAATCCACGGACAAAGTTGCTTACACATTATAGCGTCATTAGGCCACCAACCTATTGCTTCCTGTAATCTAATTAGTTCCTTTGCCGCATCTGGATAAAGCACGTAGGCACTATTACCAGGTAGACCTTGTGGTATGTTTTTGTCAACCAACCAAGGCACTTCGTTTATACCATTATCCAATTTAGCATCATACTCTTTTGATCCAAAGGTTGCCCCTATAGGATTGTTAATACTCACAGCACCTTCACCAGGCCACCAGTCCATTATCTTCATGTCAAATTTCTTTATAAAGATAGCATCATGTTCTAATATTAATATTGGTTTATCAAGCGTCACACATTTACGCCAAAGCATATAATGGCTCTGAGCGGCGGCAATGCGTTTGTTGTTGTCGTATGTTTTATAAGCAGAAAGCAATAAGTTTGTCTTTTCACACAAACGTTTTTTACGTAGTGGCCAAGTATAATTAACTTTCCACATATTTTCCGGAGTGATAGCAGGAAATTTTATTATATCAAGTTCTGATTCAGTATCTATTATACTTTGTACACAGCGATCAGAAAACTTTTCACTATCTTCATGACCTTTAATATATATTACGAATGCTTCCATTTAATTTTTAAAATATAACTATCTGGCACAGCTTTACTGCTGAAGTTGTGATGTGTAACTTCTTGTTCAGAAATAACACTTATAAGTTTGTTGTATTTGTCCATTGTAAAATCGTTTGGATGACTTGTAATCCAATGATGATTTCTATCAACCTTGTCTAGCATCCATACATCTTCTATATAATAACTGCCTGTCGGTTTTAAGAATTCAAATAGTCTTTCAAATGTAAGTCTTTGCCCTTCGGGTGTATGTAAACCGTCGTCTATAATAATATCAAACTTTATTCCTTGATTTTTAAAATGACTGTTACAGTTTTCAGATGTGCTGTCTAGTTTTGCCCATTGTACTCTGTTATTTTCCAAACAAGGTAAGTCTTTGGCTTGTACTCTTTCAAATGTATCTATAGTGTAAATTTTTGCCTGTGAAAAATATTCTAACCACGCATTTGTGCTTTCGCCTTTGAACGTACCTATTTCTAATATGTTAATTGGATCGTCTTTATGCTTCGTGAAATCTTCTTGATAAAGTTCCCAATATCTATGTTTGATTCCTTTATCACATTTATGTTTTACAAAAACTTCTTGTAGATTCATAATCTTTTCTCCATGTTATTTAAGCTCTTTAGCAAAACCATGAACGCTGGTGTGAATCCCACCATAAGGAGCACTTAACACTTGATACCAACCCCACTCATTAGGCAGTAACTCACAGTTCTTGTCTAATTGTGTTACTTGTTTTACATCAAAATGTTTTCTATGATGTATTATCAAGCTACTAGGTAAAAAATGAAACCAATCGTTATTAATATCATTTTCGTCTTTTGGTAGTTCCTGTAGTTTACCTGAGCCAAAATTTGGTCCTCTATTATCTCTAACCATAAAGCCAATAGGTCCTTGTTCAAATGCTTTTCTATACCAATGATGTAAATCAACCTGCCTATCTATCTGTGTGTTCCAGTCACATCTAATTATTAAATTGTATTCTTTTGGGATCTTACGTAATAGATCACAATGTTGTAAAATTGGAACTGTACCATAATATAACTTGTCCCAACTTAACTTTTGTTCTACATATTTTTTAAACTTACCGTGTTTACATATATTTGGTACTTCCATAGGATGATAATGCCACTTAGGATAGTGCATCGTAAATAGGTTATCATGTAATTCTTTATCGATCAAATTTGTTTTATTAGAAAAAGTATGATAAAAATATGTTGCTTCTGGAATTTTTTCTTTTAAGAACTTTACAATACGACTGTTCTTATTATTGACTCCAGATATACAAACTGCTAGTCGCATGAATCTAACCATCCTTTAATAAAGTTACTTAGATGTACATGACTGCGTAACCCCGGATGTGGGTCTGGTTTATCTAGGGCATCATCAATTTTAAAGTCTTTTCTCCAGTTAAAAGTTTTAGCATGAATATTATCTATCATGAAGTCATTAAAATATTTTTTATGATCTCCCCACGAATGTTCTTGTATTAAATGAAAATTTAATATTCCTTTACTTTTTAAGAAAGCGTGTATATAATTCATTCGGATAGTTTGATCAAATATAGAATCAAACTCTTCGTAAAAATCTTCATAATAACTTTTTACTTTACGCATGAAATCATCTCTATCTACTCCACGTTGAATTATGTGTCTGAATTTGTCATTCATCATTTGTGGTAACATGTGTAAATTTGTCTTTTTATTAGCATAGATAGTATGTCTACTGTAATTAGCCCATAACACAACAACCACACTATGTTTTGTATATTCTGGATATTCTATAATTGTTTTGGCAATCATTTTATTACTTGATCCAGGACGTGAGCTATTGTTAAGACTTTTAAAATTTAATTTTTGTTTTAATACAGAAGGCCAAGCATTATTACTAGGTTTTGGACCGTGTCCTTTATTTGGTATCCAACAATCAGGTAATCCAGCCCCGTAGGTATGACTACATCCAAATGTAATTAAATCGTATTTCGTCCAATCCATTCATCTTTCCTTACAATTCTGCTACTGCGTAAAATGAATGATTCAAGTCATAACCTTGTGTTACAAAAACTTTATTAAATTTTTTAGATACAAAATAGTCTTCTATATGTTTAGGTTCTAAAATATGAATATGTTTTCTATTGTTCCAAGGCTTCCAATATCTTTGGTCTGGATGCGGAAGATATAAAAAGATAATGCCACCTTTGTGTAATCTAGTTGACCAGTGGTTAAGTGCGCCAACCCAATCATTTAAATGTTCTAAACAATGTGAAGAAAATATATAATCAAATTTTTCATTAGGTAAATTAAAAGCATCATACTCGTCAGGTATTACAAGATCAATCATCTTTGCTCCAGGAAACGACCATTCTTCTCTGTTAGGTCCTATGTCTAATCCTTTTCCTGTTAGTATTTGTTTAGCAAACGGAAACGCATATTGTGCCGCATAACCTTTTGATTGTAATTCTAAATATTCTTTTCCGTCATACTTAATAGTATTCATTTATATTAACCCCGTTATCTTTAAACATCTTTAAATGATGTTCCCATTTATCCCATGGTCTGTTAGTATATATGTATATGTCTTCCGGCTTAAAGAAACATTGAGCCAAGTGCATATAACCACTGTCTACACCAATATGTGCCCTAGCTTTACTCATAGCATACCCTGCCATTGGCGCTCTTTGTAATAATGGATGTGAAGCCTGTCCTCCTAAATATATAGGCTTGTATCCTTTTGAAATCCAAAAATTTAAAATGTTATTCATTTGGTGCGGTTTAAGCATACGTTTTTTACTACCGGCATCTACTTGAACTGTAACAAATTTTTCTGGTAACAAACTTTTTTCTGCTTCTGGATAAGGACATTCTGGTTTCAAACAAGGATAGGATTTCATATATTCGTCAACAAAAAAACTTGGCTGAATAACTTTTTGTATCTTGCCAGGATACTTTTCGTAGTAATGTAAAACTGCGTCTGGATGTTCTTGTCTTACTAAATCAAAAAATCCTTGGTCCTGATTGTGCTCGGATTTATATCTATACCATTTCAAATGAACACTATCTTTTGGAAATAAATTAATTACTTCTGTCCATGTTGTAGGCTTATCTCTATTGTATTGATGTCCAGCAATATGTAATGTTGCTGGTTCATTAAAGGCTTGCCCGTAATTATATGTCAATAAAGTTGAGTGTACAATGTCTCCAAATCCAGGACACCCGTAAGGAAGGTCTTTTATTCTTGTACTCATATATCTCATTACAACGTGTTTCATAATTTTTTCTCTAGCACAAAATGTCTTGCCACTTTGTATCAAACAATTTATCTAATCGTTTAGTAGTTGATTTAAATTTTTTATTAAGGGCTTCACTATAATTACTTATTGTATTTAAAAACACAGCATTATCGCCGTCTTTTATCTGATTGACATATTCTTTATCCAAAGCATGTAATTGGAATTCTTCGGGCCAATTAATAACCACAGGAGACCAATTCCAGCCATGCGATTCGGCAAACGCTTTTATGTTTTTCATATCATGAATGTTATGTGCCTGTACCACGGTATGAATCCAAATATGACAATTACTGTTATTCTTTTGATAATCCTCCCATTGTTTGATAACTTTTAGTTTTGTATCCCAATCGGTGCCTTGTCTTATGTATTCGTCGACCTTACCTATACCGTCTATACTTAATGCCACGCCCAATTTTTTTAATTTTTTAAGTTTATCGATATACTTAGAAGGAAATAATGTGCAATTTGTGTTTAACATTAATTGAACATCGCCAAGTGTTGCTAACTTATCTATAAGCATTTTAAATTCTTTTGTAACAAAAGGTTCGCCTCCTAAATATTTTATTTTCTTGACATGCGTCCAATCGATTTTATCTATTATGTTTTTAAAATTTTGTTTTGGTATTTCTATGTTTTCTATTGTTGCCCATTTACTGCTATATTTTGGTCCACACATTCTACAAGTAATGTTACACTGATTACTAATGCTGATTTCAACATACTCAATATGCTTATTTCCAGTTATGTCTTTATTCATGCGTTCCCGCAAACTAGGTTTATATGCCCTCTCTTCTTCGGCCTTACATTGGGAACAACCATCATCCCAACCAGTTTCCATATTGGATTTGATAGCTTTATAGAAATCGCTATTCCGATATTCCTCAACCGTATAATCATGAATAGAAAACTTCTTGTTATTATTAATGTTGTAACGGCAACAAGGAATAAAGGTACCATCTATGCTTACATTTAGATGTCCTGTTAAAGCCTTACATTCAGGCATTAATTTCTCTCTAGCACACAATACCCATAGCTTTTATCATCTAGAATATTCATTTTAAATTTACCTCTAGCTACGCATTCGTCAATAGCTCTTTTTATTTCATGATAATTACTATCATGGAATACCAAATATTTTGAAACACTATTTTCATATCTACGTATTTCTTTGTTGACATGCTTATAATGATGCATACTATCAATCAAGGTCATCTCGCATTCATTTACAGGACAAACTAATGAGTCACTTTCAACAAACGTAACATTATAACCATTGAATACATGTTTATGATTATTCAAATGTTGAAAACTTCTATCAATAAGTTCTGCTTTTATATTGCTATTGCCTGACAAAACAGCCGCGGCTGATCCGCCCTGCATTACTCCTAGCTCTCTGTAGGTATTACATTCACTTGCTAATCTTTGTAATGTATCGTAGTATCTTAAAAAATCATCTTTATAATGACTACGATAAAATTCTCTTATTTCATTATAAAACTGTTTTAGGTCTTTACAGTGACCAAACTCGTTTACGTTCATTTGATTGCCTCCATTAGGGTTGAAACGTTTTCTCCTCTTTCAGGAAGCAGATCTTTTAGGAAAAAATGTACAAAAAATGCTTCTGATAGTCTGTTGTCTTCTATTCCTTTGTATAGGCCGTTGTATCTCCAATCTAAATTTTTAGTAGGTATACTTTCTTTTTTTACCCACCAATTTAATAACATTTGGTCTGTTGACCATTTTTTATAACCAACGCCGTCTACAAAGTCTTTGAATTCTGATCTTGATAAAAATTCTTTAGGAGTTTGATTTTTTAAGTATGGCAAAAATTTTTTACTATTGATCACCATTAATCCCATATTGTAAAATTCTGCTCCTAAATGATTCCATTTCCAGTCTACATCATCTAAATGTTCGAATGCCGCTTTCGAATACTTTCTTATTTTGGATTTGTATTTTTTAGCACAAGGCAACTCTCTTTCTGCTACTGCTCCAAAAGCATACTCTTCAGTAAGTGTATCAAATATATTAGGAGCATCTATCTTAATATAGATATCACTATCTATTATAGCAATTTGATCATAATTATTTAAATGAGTGAAAGCATTTTCTTTTTCATATATAGGAAGATATCCTAATCTGTTTACTGCTTCTTTACTTCTACCTGTTCTGGTTTCATCTGGACGTATTTTTAAAATAGGTTCATTTTGAACTATGTGAGTAATGTTATATTTTTCACAATATTTTTTTACGCTTTCTATACAATGTAGATATAGCTTACTTTGTGATCCAACAGCTACTTGATATATCATTCTGTTCATTGTAAATCCTTAGTAAAGCTCATTCCTGATTTAAATGTAACTTTATTATGTTTATCAAATTTCATATCTACAATACCATCACACAGCATCCAGTCTGCTGGCATGGCTCCATTAGCAAATACCCAGTCTAGCAGTTTTCTAGCACCATCTGGTGTTATATGATATGCTCTAGCACCCTCATACCAATTACCTGGTGCTATAGGTTTTGCTTTGTTGAATCCTTCAAACTTGTACACATCACAGTCTTGTATCTCTCCCATTGGTTTTTTAAATATAACATCATGTTCAAATATACATATAGGTGTTTGTGAAACAAAACATTTTTCCCATAATAGATATTGACTAAGAAAACATCCTTGTGTACCAGGACGTTCTAATAGTCGTTGGCATTTCTTATTTACTAATGATGATCGTAAGTTGTAATCTTCCAATGCAACATTTGTACCATTAACACCTTCATATAGTTGTACATGCCAACCATTCCTTTCAGCACTCTTCATTGCCCGTGTTGCCATTTTAACACTATCAGGATAGTCTGGCAGATATATTATGTAGCCTTGTGTCATGGTAAATTTAATACTTCTTTCTTAATTATCTTTTTCCAATGTTCAGGAAGCCAATTCATTTGTGCCGCCTTGAATCTTCTATCGTTCTTTTTATTACCTTTGCCTGTGGAAAATATATCGTATCTCTTTTGACCCCAAGCATTCCATTGATAAGGAATGTATTCAAATGTTTCACCCATGTTAGCCCATTCTGTCATTGTATCTCTCAACACATCTTGATCAACAAACCAGTAAATTTCTTTTGTAAATGCTTCTATCATATTATTGCTAAACAGTTTTCTAAACCTTATACCTTTATCGCCTAAACCTAAACACAAAGCACTAGCAATAAAGATTCCAGGATCTTTTGGTTTTGGCATAACAGCTACATTTTCAGCTATTTGTCTGAAGTCCTTTTGATGAAAACCATTTCTTAAGATTGTATCACAATCAAGTTGAAATATGTGTTGGTCTTCTTTTTGAAAAATTTCATATAATCGCATGAATCTAGCACTTGCTAGATAAGTTCGCCTAGCAATGTAGTCTAGATCACCTGTCTTAAATATATCCTGTCCTTCTTTCATTCTTTTATGATTTTTCTTTAGATTGCTGTATAATTCTTTGCTAACATGTTCATATGAATATGTGAAAGGATAATGTAGAGATAGTTGATCCAGTACTGTTTGATTCATATTACCTTCGTTAATTATATGGCAATGAACGTGTATCCAACCTATAGTTCTGTTTATACTTTGTGCTAATGCGTATCCGTGTCTATCAAAATAGTCATAATCGCAACTGAAAAATATTATGTCTTTTGCTTTATTAGGAACATTATGTCCATGTAGTTGCGGAAGTTCAAACATCACGACTCATTTCTGGTCTATATGCTAATACGGCATTCTTTTCGCCTTTACCTAATTTTCTAACCATTCTATATCCTATATCCATAAGTACACTTCTTATACTTTCTCTTTCAAATCCATACCTAGCAGGATGATCTTTTCTTTCATATAGGATAATTGGTTTACATCTTTTTAAGGTTTCAATTGCTCCTTTAGCAATCAAAGGCTCATATCCTTCTGCGTCTATTTTAATAAAGTCTACGTTTTGTAATTCAAAAGAATCTAATGTTTTAATTTTATATTTTCCTTTAGTAGCATTGGGATCTATATGTGTACTAAAACTTTTATGTGTTTCAATAATGTCTACATCTTTTTCTGTATCACCAAGACCAACAGGATGAGTAGTTACATTATAAACTTTTTTCATGTCTAGATTGTATAATAAGCTAGGTAATAGTTTTGTGTTTACTTCATAAGCGTGAACATGTTCAAATGACTGGCTCAATCTAAAAGAAGTTATTCCAACGTGAGCTCCTATGTCAACTGCTATTCTAAGTTTAGCACAATGAGAAATTGCCGTTTGTAATTCCCAATTTTGATATTCCTCAATTTTTCCATTGCCTTGTTTCTTAGCACTTTTAAGGCAAATGTCTTGAGGTATAGTTCTCCAACCATCTAGTTCTACATAACTCATCTATTAACCTGATACTCAAATGTTAGGTCCCATGCTGTGCCATTAGTGTATTCATCTCTATTGAACTGACTCCATGCTATGTGTTCTAACATTTCCTTTCTATTAAAATTTGTTTTGTTCTGCCAATGTTGAACAGCACTTTGTCCTAGTATTTCAATTGGTTTTCCTAAACACAATGCTTCAACAGCCGCCATACTATGATATGTTATAACCTTTTTTGCGTTTCTCATCATAGGTAAAATTTCTTCATATCTCTTTCTACGCTTACCTTGTTTTTCTCTTACCTTACAAGGCACTTTTAATGAGTGATAATGATCTAATGTTTGTCTTTTCCATGTATCATAATCTTCTCCTAAGTATTTAAATATATTGGATTGGTTAGGTAGCACAATCAGGTTGTAATCTCCTCGTAGATCCCAATCATCAGACCAAAGTTTATCATCAATTTCAAGGAGGTTTATTCTGCTACTTGATACTTGTTTTACTTTTGTATTTTGTAAAGAATTATAACTTATCCTATAGTGCCAAGGTGTTTTATGCCTATGGTTACCTATATATCCGTTATCAATATGGAAAAAATTTAAATCTTTATTTTTAACGATATAGTCAAATATCCAATCATCGAACGGATGACTAAACGCTAGATATCTATCTTTCTCTATATCTTCAGGACCACTGATTGTTTTTACATCACAAAGCCTATATAGGTATGTGAAAAGTTGTCCTCTTAATTTTCTGCTATTTTCTGGAACTTGAAACTTATAATGACGCATCTTCCATGCCTGCTACTCTTAACTTGACTACATTGGTGATCTGCCATTGTTTTTGGTCAAGTCCTTTAAGCAAGCCGAGCCATTTATTTCTTAGAAGAGCAAATTCATTTATGATCTTTTCGTAGTCTACTACGTCTGCTTCTCCATCAACGTATTTTTCAACGTCTCTACTAGATAGAGCTCTTTGGTAGTTTTCTAAATATTTTTTAAAATATGTGCTACGTAATCTACGTAATTCAATATTCAAATAATTTAAAATTGCTTCTATTTCTTGAAGTTGTTGGAATCGATGTTCTACAATGCCCGGAAGTTCAGCCGCCGCACGTTCTACGTTGCCTTTGAGCTTTGTTTCAACTCTTGCGGCGCTTAACTCTGTTTCAAAGTGTTGTATAGCATCAGGAATCTTATTAATATCTCTTGCTACAGTAGAGTAGTAACCCATTTAGTCGTCCCAATTTTCTGGGTCATTTTCATCATAATCTTCAGGGTCTTCCATGTCTAAGTAATATGAAATTGCCGCATCTAAATTATCACAATTTCCCATAGCATCTCTAAAGGCAGTATCATCTGTACCAAAGTCAGCACACACATCTACATATCTTTCTGCTACTGTTTCTATATGTTTTTTCTCGATACTTTCTTTAAAAGTATTCCAAATATCGACTATCATGCTCGAGTCCATTGTTGCTCCTATTCTGTTTCAGCTGGTTCTTCGACCTTGGTATTTACCACAGAATCATTATTGGCGTTTAAATTAGACATAATCATATCTAACATTTCACCTGTCCAGTTCTTGCGATATTCTTTATGCTCTTCGCCTTTTCCATCAACATATTTTAGCCTATTTCCATCTTTGACCAGTAATCCTTGTTTTTCAAACAAGTCAACAAGTCCACTGTAAGGATCCATACCTCTTTCATATGGAATCTTAACTTGTACGCCTTCAAAGGGTTTAGCATATCTTGTTTTCATTACTTTACAAGCCGCTCTAATACCACGGACATCACTGACTTTATTACCGTCTTCATCTTCTTTTAGTTTTAGTTTTTTCATAGCTACAACTATAGAACTAGCATATATAAATCCTTGTCCACCTGATATTTTATCATCTGGATCAAACATATCTTGCGAAGCATACGTATGATTGGTTGCTACCAATCCTACATTATGACTACCAAACATGTTAACACAGTTTCTAACAAGTGATGTTAGTGCCTTAGGCTTTCTACCCATATCACCCTTCATATCACCTTTTTGGAACTGATCAACATCTGTTGGAGTTAATAACATACCTAAAGAATCAATTACAAATAATACTTTAGGACGTTCTTCTTCATTCATAGCTTTGTAGTCTGTCATAAATGTTGAAACTGTCTTTGCTACGTCATCAATCATTGACATATTAAGTTTCAATAGTTTATCTTCGCTAGTTTGTACATCAAGTCTTTCTAACCAGTCTTGATCTAGTGCGTTTTCGGAATCTACCAATACAACGAAGATTCCTTGTTCTTGTGCCGCCTTGATAATGTTACCAGCACAAAAATAAGATTTACCTGAACCGGATTCACCTGCGAATACAGTCACCTTGCCTAGCGGAACGCCTTTGTGGAAATCTCCGCTAACCAAATAGTTTAATGCGTAATTTCCTGTTGAGATCCAATCTGTTGGATCATTAAAACCAGCACTCATGCCTGTTATGCTTTTTGTAAGTGCCGTTCTGAATTTACTTGGATCAAATGCCTTTGCCATAATACCTCCTTAAATAGCCTTGTGGGGGATTAACCCCACAAGTATATATTTTTAGTTTTGTTGTCTTGCTCTTATCATGGAAAGAATATCTTCTGCCTTTCCACTTGGTTGAGCTGTTGCTTCAACTTTCGGCGCTTCAGCTTTTGGAGCCTCTGCTACGGGAGTCTCTGCTACTGGAGCCGTTGCCTGCTTTGGGCTAGTATCCGCCTTTTGAGCAACAGGGTCACCTGTTCTCGCAGACATACCAGCTGGACGGAAGTATTGTCCAAAGCGATCCATATCGTATGCTTCACCATCGACACTCGCTTCAAACATTTCTTTCATCACTTTAACTTCTACTTCGGAAGGTTTCTTCGGAAGGAAGTCTGGCAAGTTGAATAAACCATTTGATTCAATGGCTTTCATCTCAGCATCACTCAATGGACGCTCACGTCTTGCCCAACTTGAAGTTGAGTAATCCGCATATCCGCCTTTTGTAGTTTTATTAAGACGGAAATCACAACCAGCAGTATAATCTGTTGGCAGTTCTTCCATATCAGGATCCATAAGAGCCTGCTTGATGATTTGGAAAATCTGTGGACCAATAATAAAACGTCTAATTGGATTTTCAGGAGTTGTATCGTCGCTCAATGCGTTTTCAGTTACAAATCCTTGGAAGATATATGATCTCTTCTTCCAATACTTACGACCCATGTCTTCAAGACTTGGATCCTTAAACCAGCCACGAACTTCGTTAAGAATTTCACAGCTATCACCATACATTTCCATACAAGGAACTTGTACTTGTACTGGACGACTATCAGTGTCGCCTTTTACACCTGCGAAAGGCAGTTTGATCATCAAACGTTCTTTCCAGAAAAATGTATTGGATTCGTCACCATCAGGAAGGAAACGAAGCGTTGAGCTTTCGCCTTCTTTCATATTCCAGAATGGAAAAATTGCGT